TTCGCCGATGCTGTTCACCAATGACCGTATGAGCCTCGCGATCCAGGATGTGGCCTCGACGCAGGGCACCTCTCCCCAGGGTGGCCCCGGAACCCTCACCACGCTCGGGCTGGTGCTGCCAGAACGCTTCAATGGCGGGGGCCAAATTCAAGGCGGCGGCGCGGGCGTCCCTGGGGTCGGGAGTGGCGCTGCGTGAACCGGACCGGCACCCGCCCACTCGGCGATCGCACCATCTCGGGGCTCGTCCACGCAGCGATCGGCAAGGTCGGGGACGGCTCGCTTCAGCAGACTTTCGACCTCCTCGGGCGCGGGAAGCAGGCTCTCTCCGACGTTGAAGTTCTGCACCCGTTCGGGATGCGCACCTTTCCGCAGGACGCCACGTCGGACGAAGACGCGAAGGCCGGCGCTCCGAAGGGCGCGCCCGAGGTCTCCATGCTGTCGCTGGGCGGCAACCAATCGAACACGACGGCACTTCCGCCCCTGGATCGCCGTTTCGGGCCGATGAACCTGGGCAAAGGCGAGACCGTCTTCCACGACGCGTTCAAGCAGGTGCTGCACTTCGCGAAGGGCATGATGAAGGGCGAGAGCCCCGACCGCATCGTGCATCAGGTGGCGAGCGCGAAACAGCAGAGTGGCGGCCAGTCGGGCGGCTCGACGCAGGACGCGCAGGCTCAACAGCAGAACAGCGGACGCGCCGATCTGACGGCGGAGAAGCAGGTCCACGTCTCGGTGACTATGGACAAGGACGGCACCTACGCTGTCAGCGCCGAGGGCGCGGCTACCATCACAGCGAAGACCCTGACCCTCAAGGCCGGCGGCTGCACGATCACCATGGCCGACGGCAAGATCATCCTCGACGGCGAGGTGCACTTGGGCGGCTCCGGCGGCCAGCGCATCGGGATGGTCGGGACGCAGGACAGCCGCGGCGACACGCTCACGACCAACGGCGCAGCGACGAAGGTCTACGCCACCTGATGATCGATGCCGGCAACATCCATTCCCGCCGCGCGGTGACGCGCGAGTGGCTTCTGACCCCCGTGGATCAGCGCGACCCGTCGCTCGACCTTGTCGACTGCGTGGTGGTCGCGCTGGGCACGGACCGGCTGGCCCGTAGCGACGACAAGCTGCCGGTCCCGGGCGACACGGACCGCCGGGGTTGGTGGGGCGACCTCGATGCGGCGGGCATCCGCGATGGCTGGCCGGTGGGCTCGCGCCTGTGGCTGCTCCAGCGCGTGACCATCACCGGCTCCGACGCCCGCCAGGGCAGTACGGTGGCCCGGGCCGAGGACTACACCCGGGAGGCGCTCCAGCCCTTCGTCCAGAAGGGTGTGGCCTCTCGGCTCGCGGTGGCGGGTGAGCGGATCGAGATCGAGCGCATCGCCGTGAACGCGACGCTCTACCGGGGCGACCTGCCGGCGATCCAGCTGCGCTACGCGACGCTTTGGAATGGTGTGAGGGCCTGACGATGCCGTCGAAACCGCCATCCTCTCACGGACACTGCATGCCCAAGCCCAGGCCGCCCGGCACCCTGATCGCTCCCGAGACGCCGCCGAACCGCACGCTCGGCTGGTTGCTGCGGATGGTGCTGTCGAGCGTCATGCTGGAAGGCGCCTATTGGCTTGCGCCAGCGGCCGCCGCGGAAACGCGCGCCGTGATGGTCGAGGCCGGACACGCGATGCGCCGCGACTCCGATCTGCCCGTCCGCCAGATCGCCTGACGCATGCCGCTCGCGATCCCCACGCTGGCCGAGACCCGCGGCCTCAGCCGCGACGCCGTCATTGAGGCGCTGCGCGTCGGCGCGCTGCCCGGCAACTCGCCGGCTGGTATCCTCGCCGAGGACAACGGCGCGCTCGCCTTCCTGGTGCTGCAGTACATCGCGCGGCAGGCGAAGGAGTACCTGCCCGACGAGGCCGGCGAGCAGATGCTCCAGCGCTGGGCTGACATCTTCCTGACGGGTGGGCGGAAGGCGGCGACTTACACCGTTCTCGCCGCGACACTGTCCGGACCGGCCTCGACCGTCGTCCCACAGGGCACACAGTTCTCGCAGGGCGGCATCCTGTTTCAGACGATCGCGGACGCGACGCTGGGCGGGACTGACGTGGCGACCACGCTCAGCGTGCGCGCGTTGACCGCCGGCATCGCCGGCAACCTGCCGACCGGCACTACGCTGGCGCTCGTGGCTGCGATCTCTGGCGTCACCGCGTCCGCGACCGTGACTGGGGTCACGAGCTACGGCGTCGACATCGAGA